AAGCAAATCATCGTCAGGCTCGATCACGCGAGTTGTGGCTTTGAAATTGCCCTCTTGTGTCTCACGCCCAACCAATATGCCGCCGGTGGCTTTGGCTTCAAGTGTGTCACCATCTTCCGGTTCAAGTGATGAGCTCTTGTCCTTGATAGTACCGATGCTTTTCAAGTCGGCATCTGCTGCCATACTCTCATCGTCCGGTGTTGGTGCGATGCGAAATCCACATTTCGACCACGCCATGATTTTTTTCGATTTTGCCATATCGTCTTGGGGTTAAAAAGTGATTAATCTAAAACCAATATTTATGTTCACGAAATGCTGCTTTATCTCCGGGTCTGCTAACGTTGTTGTTCCTGCCGATAGATAATAATCGTAGTTCGTATCGGCTGCGTTCCATCTCTCTATTAGCTCATCGCCCAGCTCCGCAAGTTCCTCTAATCTTGCTTTGTTGGGTACGGGTCTGCCGCTGCCGTTGTCAATGTCCGCAACGTATATATTCAGCTTTGCTCGCCCCTCTTGTACCTGCTCGGCGTTGACATACGAAACAGTTAAAACAGCGTCCTCCGCTTGCGAGTCTGCCGGTCGGCAGTCGCTGGGGTAAAATCCGCCGCCGATGTTCTCGGTCACGAACTCCTCCACAGCTTCGTACATCGCCATTTCTATAGCCTCTGTTGTCTTGTATGCCATTTGCTAAAATTTTAGTCGTTTTAACAATCTCGTTACCATCTCCTGAGCCTTTATCTCTGCGGAGTCCAAAACGTCCTTGCCCATTGCCTCCACATAGGCTGCGTAGGGCATTCCCGCTACCACAATCAGCACCAATCCCTGTTGGTTCTCGCTAATGAGCTTTTGCAAAAACTCTTTACCTTTACTCGTTCCGTCCAACTTTCCTGCTCGCTTCTTTGTGTCCTTGCCTCGTACTCTCTCAAAGTTGCTCTGATGCATTACCTTTCCATCGTACAAAACAACATACCCAATCGAACTCGTCAGGTTTCCGGTTTGGTCTGTGTATCTCTTGCGGTTGGGGTCTCGTGCGTAGCGGATTACCTCCTCTCCCACATAGTGCAGCACGTTCACCAATGACTGCATAATGGCTTCCACTCTGCTGTTTATGGCTGCTTCCAATGCTGCTTTCGGTGTGGTCTGCTTAATCGGCATGGCAAACAGTGATTTTAATTGCGCCCACGGCATCCATGTGCTGCACGTCTTGAACCCGGAACTCTCCCAACTCGTGACCTCGGTTGTCCGTCAGCACAACACGTTCGGCAGTGAAACGCTCCACCTCCGCCGTGTCTATCAGCACCTCGTATTCCGTTCTCCGAAATACGCTGTCCACCGTGCGACCTTTCCTGTCGTCCGTGTTGGTCTTGATGTTGCACCACATCGGCTCGCTCCTCGTCTCCTGCACTTCCACAGGTCTCCCGTGGAGCATTCCGCCTCCGGTGGTGCTAATCGTCTGTATCGTTCCGTTCTCAATTATCATAGCTCGTCACTTTGGTATCCGTATGCTACGCCATTCTCCTCGCTGCTGTCGCCAATCTCGTCTAAGATAGCCTCGCCACGCGTTCTCAAACGCTTGCGCTCCTCCTCCGAAAAGCTGTAAGTGATGCCTCCCTGCGACACATTCGGTGCGTCTGCTAAGAAGATATACGTCTTGGCTTGCGCCCTGCGGAACTCCTTGCTGCTGCGCATTTCTTGTGTAACTTCGGCACTAACTTGCAGCCCCACACTCTCCGCTATGTCTTGCAACGTAGCCGGAGGTGTCGGGTATGCCGATAAGCTCTTCAGTGATTGTGCAACATTCATAACCGTTACTTACTTGCCTCGCCGTTTGCCCACTTGGTGTTAGCGGTGTTCATGAATACAAGGCTGCGACGGTTGATAAGACCGGCTTGCACATAAGCCTCTGCCATTGTCACTTCCAACATCGGGTTCAACTCCGAGTAGCGAGTGATTTTGTAGTATTTGGCTTGTGCTTGCAGTGCTGCTGTCTCTGCCACGTTGGGAACGGGCTTGTAGTAAGTCCAACCCAGCTGTTGCGAAACAGAAAGTGTTACCACGTTCTCGTTCCAAGGCTTGATTGTGGTTTCCTCGCCTTTCTTGTCTTGGATAGTGGCGTATGTGTCCAATACCAAGATTTGAGGCCAACCTTTGCCACGTTGGTAGCGGTTGATTGCGTCCAATGTGATTTGGTCGGCGTTGATGAGGTTCACATCGCTGATAGCCGGGAACAATCGGCGTGCCACTTTCTTTTGTGCTTGCAGCTGCTCGAACTTGACTTTTTCCATGATGGCGAACATCGGTTTTTTCAAGCCTTTGCGTGTGATGCGGTCTTGCTCCTTGTGGATGTCTGCCAATCCGTCAGCGTTCTCGGCATCGTCCCATGCTGCTGCTACGCCCACAAAGTTTTCTTTGGGCACGTTGAAGTTGATTGTGTCGCTTGTTGCCATGTCGCCGTCAATGGTTGCCGGGAAGTCGTGGACGCCCGATGAACCGATGCGCATGCAGTCGATTTCCATCTTGTAGTCCATGGCGTTGCGCACAAATGTAAGGTCGTCGTAAACCAAGTCCACCAAATAGCGTGCTGTGGCTTTGTCCTCAGTGTTGGCTGCTGCCAAAGTCTGCAAGTCTTGGTATTCGTTGATTTCGATTTCGTCTTTCTCGCGGCTCACGGCGTATTTGCCGAGTTTGCCGTTCCATGACCCAATTGTCTTTCGGGTCTTTTTCGGGGCTTTCGCGTTGAACGCTACGCGCTCTGCTGCCACGGGGATGCCCTCATCGCCCTCCAGACCTTTGAGGTCAAATTTGGGGCTGTATTTGAGGGGGAACAAGGTGGGCCAAGCAAGACCATTGCCCGGCTTGTAGCTATTGACCTCAACCTGCATTCCGGGTTGGTCAATATCAAAGAAAGGTTTATGCATATCTGCCATATTTCAGTCCTCCCTTATACAAGTGTGATTAGTGGCAGCAATGCGGCTACCTCGCTTGCGATGCACGCAGTTTCTTTACGCAGATTTGCACCGTTGAGTAGGCGCACGGGAAAATCGCCTTTGTTGGCTGGCACTCGGTTGCCGGTCACATAAACCGGAGTGTAAATCGGCTCTGCTGCTTTCGCGCTTGCCGCTTTTGCTTGATACAGCACTGTGTCTGCGTCAATGTCAACTCCGAGTGTCACGGTGGCTACGTCATAGTCCGCGTTACTGGTGTCTACTTCGGTCACTGCCACGCCTAATTTGTCGTGTGCTACAACATCGCCAACTGCGATGCCGCTGCCTTTCTCCACCTTGATGGTGGTGTCGGCTGCTACTACGGCTGCCGCAAGTCTGTACGCCTTAATGGGCACATACTTGCCATTCTTTTCACCGACGGCTGTGGTGGGGGCAATCTCAAATGCCGGGTTCTCCACTATACCACCTCCGGGTTTCTCGGCGATAACCTGTTCGATGCGCACGGGGTCAACCTTTGCTGCATCGTGGTATTCAAAATTTACTTCCATTTTGTTGTGGATTATTGGGTGTTAGTTGCCAACCCTTGAATTGCCGGGGTCGGCGTTACGGCTTCGCGCTCCTTGATGCGCTCCTGCAGCAGTGGATTGATTTCCTCCTTACCTTGTTGGCTGCCTGCTGCTCCTTTCGGTCTGCCGACTACTCCTCCGCGTGATGCAAAGTCCGTCTCCATTTTGTCGATGTCCGGTGTCAACTCTGTGATCCATTCATCAAACTCGGTGTCGTCCTTAAACGTCATTCGTGCGAAGTCTTTTTCGTAACGGCTGCGGACGGATTCCGGTGCTTTTTTCAGAACCTCGGTGAGCTTCGTTTGTCGGCTGTTGGCTGTCCTCTCTGTCTTGATGTTGGTTAAGCCTTGTTTCACTGTCTCCAACTCAGTCATGAAAGCCTTTGCCCATGCCGGCATTTCCTCGGTCTTGGTTGTCGTTTGCTGCTGTTGTTGTCCGCCTTGCGGTGGTTCTTGCTGCTGTGGAGGCTCTTTGCCTGTTCCTCCGTCAACCGGCTTACCGTCTTTCAAGTTGTGTTTGCTCTCGTAGTTCTTTACGGCTGTCTGCTGTGCTTCGTCCGCCCGGCTGTCTCCGTAACTCTCAAGAACTTGCTGAAACGTAACCCCCTCTACTGCGGTTGCTACATCTTCGGCTTTGGTGACCTTGCCGCTGCTGATGAGTTTCGCTGCGACCCGACCTAAGATTGCTTCGCTGACCCCCTCAAATTTGGTTTTCAGCGCGTCGATAATCTGTTTTTTCATATATATGAACTTATAAGTTTATTGCAAATGTACGAAATTTTTCGTTTGTGATTATATTATAATCATAAAAAATGCAAAATTTTTAAATTTTTATTCACCTAACTTTCAGCGACTTGGCGAAACATAGCAAAATAAGTTGATAGAAATCTCGCTGTTTTGATTGTTATTTTAAAAATAATGATTAACTTTGCGTTGTGATTATGAGATAATCACTTTCGTTAATCTCTCAACAACAACAAAAATGAAAAAAGTTAATTCAACCCTCCGCTACTCTTCAAAGCTCATCAATCGCAACTACCGATTGAAAGTTTCCGGCGTTGACGCTAATGGCAACCGTATCAACAAGTTGGTCGGTGTTTCCGGTCTCATAGCTCTCATCGGCGTGGATATGCTCAACAAACTCCTCGTCCGTGCTTTCAAC